GTTCTAGCAATTATTTTTTCTTTATTAACTTCATAGTTAGCTTTATTCCAAATTTTTTTTCTAGCATTTATTTTTTCTTTATTATCTTCATAGTAAGCTTTATTTTTAGCAAGTACTTTTTCTTTATTAGCTTTATAGTGCTTTTTATTATAATCTTTATTATAAGCTTTATATTTTTCTTTATTAGCTTCATTCCAAGCTTTAGTTCTAGCAATTATTTTTTCTTTATTAGCTTCATAGTAAGCTTTATCATAAGCTTTTTTTTCAGCAGACATTATTTAAACTCCTCTGGTAAAGTTTCTTCTGTGTACCACTTAAAATTATTTGCTTCTGCCCATTCAGCGTGTGTTCTTTTAGTACCGTCTTTCCTCTTAGTAGCCCCTGGCATAGGAGAAAAAGGTTTCTGAAAGAGGAATACAAGTTCCATTGTATCAGGTAAAGATTCTCTAATCCATACATACTTACTGTACTCTGCGTGATCCCAGAATCTTCCCTTTGCTTCTATAATAATTTTATCTTTAACAAAGTCTGGTTCATATTTTCTTTTTACAATGTACTCAATATAATCTGAATGATGATCCCAATTCTTTAATACTCCTGTGTGGAGACTGTGTTCCCATTTACTGTCATACCCTTTAGGTACTCCTTTCTCTTTTGGTCTAGCTTTTCTTGGTTTTCTTCTAGCCATTACTTAACTGTTGAATCGTGCTTCTTAACAAGTTGCCAGTAAGTAAGAATACTGTTAAACATACCAACATGTCTAGAATGAGATTCTTTATCCCATATAAAAAATTTAATTGTTTCTATATTTTCTCTATCAATAAATATAGATATTCTTTCAGGATCTTCTGCATTACAACCTTGTGCATAAGCTGAGAGTTGCATACCGTGATCATCAAATACTAATTTAGCAGGATCTTTATCTTCGATATTACTTTTAGTTTTAAAGTCTATGAAGATTCCTGATTCAGAATACAAATCAATCTTACCTCCGTATCCTTGTTTAGCACAGAAAGAATCTTCTGCTATCCATTTTTCTTTAGGATAGTTTTTATCTAACCACTTCTTAATTATCTTATAAGGTTTAGATTTAGTTCCTCCCAAGAATCCTTTCTCGATCATAGCGTGTATCTTTGTACCTTCTTTTGCTGCGTTCAATCCAATACTCTTAGCATCATTCTTACATCTATAAAGGAAAGCATTAAAACTTTCTTCCTCTAATCTCTCTAAAGTAATTGCAGATTTAAGAGCTTGTTCAATCTTCCAGTTCTCTAAAGAAGGTTTTGCTATCATTCCTATAATGGTAGTAACCGAAGGAACTAAACCTAATTGCTTTGCATCTCTTAGTGTTGTGTTTCTTTCTTTACCGTTTACACCTATAATCGTGTACATAGGCTCACCCTCTTGGGTATACCAATGCCCTGATTCAGATTTAAATTTACTAAAATTATCTTGTGGTTTCATAAGTCTTTCTCTAAATATTTGATAGCTCTTTTTAATATATTAACATTATCTTTAAATCCGCCCAAGCATCTATTACAAGTATGACATAACCAACCTCTAAAAGCTTCTGTATCGTGGCAATGATCTATTACCCAAGCTCCTGATTTTTTGCCTCCAAGTCCATTTACTTTATCTGCTTTTTCTAAACAAATAGGACATTTATAGTTTTCATTTTGAGGCATACCATATTTTTCTTTTAATAACATTCTTGTTTTGCTTAAATGATTATTGCATTTTTTACATTCAGGCCTTAAAAAATTTCCTCCAGAGGCAGGGCTAAAAAAAGATAATGGAAGTTTTTTATTGCATTTAATACAAATTTTTCCATCTTCAAAAAATAATTCTTCGTGATGATCTGGAAATAAACTTTGTTGTTTAATGTGTTTCACTCCAGTTTTCTCCTATCTTGTATTCTCCATCTAAAGGACAATTAAGATTTAATAAAGTAGATGTATCCTGTATAGCTTCAACACCTAGTTTTCCAACAGTCTCTGCCTGGTCTTCTCTAACTTCTATTTGCCATTCGTCGTGTATGTTGGCGACAAACTTTGCATCGAGATTTAATTCTTTTATTTTATTATACAGGAGAACAAGAGCTGTTTTCATAATGACTGCACCTCCTCCCTGTAACAAAGTATTTAATGCTGAGTAAACTTTTCTAATATGTATTACTCTACCGTCTAATGCTTTGACATACTTTCTTGTTTGTGCCGCTCTTTCAACAGCAGTTGTAAGATTTCCAAGCGAGGGTAGATTGCGGATAAAACTAGATCTAAGTGTTGCACCTGCTTTAGCATTTCCTCCAACCACGCTTCCAATTTTAGCATCTCCTGCTCCGTAGATGAGAGCGTAGATGAAAGTTTTTGCCTGACTTCGTGATCCAAGTCCAGCAAGACTTTGATTTGTTGAGTGAATATCTCCGTTGATGATTTCATTTACATACTCCTTGTTCTTCATATAATGTGCTAATACTCTTAATTCTAATCCAGACGCATCAATTCCTACTAGCTTGTATCCTTCTGGTACTGTCCAACATTCTCTACATTCTTTACCATAAGGTTTAGTAGAGCTTGGAGTTTGGGCCACGTTTGGATTTCTATGCGTCATTCTCCCTGTGATAGCTCCGTTGGAAATAACAAAGCCATGTACTCTGCTTTCTTTTGACAACTCTAACCAAGAAGAAACTTGTGCTACTCTTTTCTGTAGCATCATAAACTCTGCAATGAGAGTAGCTTCTGGTATGTCTTTAACTTTCTCTAGTGTAGTTTCATCTACAATAGGTTGCCCGGTAGGTGTAAACTTGGTAGGTTTCCAACCGAAATCAATTAAGTATTCTCCGATTTGTTTGCGACTACCAAGATTAAAAGTAACCCACTTCTGCCTCATAAAAGGTTTGAAGTTATTTGTTTTAAGACACTTAGACATTTCTTCATTGGTCAATCCTACTTTAGAAAGCGTACCGTCTTTCCTTAACTTTGGAGTAACTAACTTATCGTCTACCCATTTAGGTTTAAATGTTTCGTGTACTTTCTTTTCTATCTCTGCCATCTTAGAATTAAGCTTTGCTGCAAGTAGCGTAGCTTTCTTTTCATCTAGCATAAATCCGTTTTGTTCCTGCTCTTTAACTATCTTTGCAACTGCGTGTTCAAGATCAATAGATTCCTGGCTAAAGTTTTCAACTTGTTCTAATAGCTTGTAGTAAACATCTGCATTTAATTCAACATCCTGTATGCAATACTCTCCCATTTCTTCTGTGTACTCTTCCCAACTATCAGGCTGCTGTGCTTTTCTTTTATCAGCATCATTAGGGTAAAGAATGTATCCCCAATTTTCTAAACTGTGGCCACCAGTAAGAACTGGATTAACTAATCGAGAGACAACAAGAGTGTCTTCAATGTGATTGGTAAGGTTAAGATCAAAATGTTTTTTGAGAACCGGGATGTCAAAGCCTATGATGTTGTGTCCAATAAGAACATCTGCGCTTTCAATTAAGTCTGCTCCTTCTTGAAGTTTATCAGGAGGGAACAAATAAGTTCCCCCTCCGATAACTTTAGCAACGATACAATGGATAGTGTTGCCTTCAAGACCTTCTGTTTCTATATCAAAGATAACCTTTTTAAAACGGTGATGGGCTATTTTGTTGGGGAGAGAAATCAGATTCTGTTTCATATAGTCTTCCTGTGTCCGAATTATATTGTAGGCTACAAGCAAGTCCAGTATCCCCTGTGTATCTAGACTTTAAAACTCTTACCCTTGTTGTGTTTGCTTCTTCGGGATCATCTGCCTGTTGATTTCTTTCAAGTGCTATAACACAATCAGAAAGCTGTGATATTCCTTGTGATCCTTTCAAATGAGATAGGGATACTTCGATACCTTGTTCGTGTCCTTTCTCTCCTGCTGCTCTTCTTAAATGAGAAACAAGAATCATACCTACTCCTGTTTCTTCTACAAGAGATCTAAGACGATTCATTAAACTATCAATTCCTCGTCTTTCATCTCCTTCTGTCATTACGTTTACTAGCATGTGTAGATGATCAACAACTACCCATTCACACTCGCAACCAACGATTATGTAACGTAACTTAGAAAATATTTCATCAATGTTTGTTGCACCAAGATGAGCATGGATAAATACTCTACCATCTTCTATCACATTGTCAAACATTTGTTCTAGTTCTTCATTAGAATATTTAGATCTTTTCTCAGATAAATAGATTCTATCGTTAGCTTCGATAGATACTATTCCATCTGCAGTTCTAAGCCAGTTCTCTTCTAGAGCTACAATGCCTACATTGTCTGTAGTGTTTTTAATTAGCCAATGTTCTAGTTCTCTAGTGACACTTGATTTACCTAAACCTGTGCCTCCAGTAAGAGTAACTAACTCTCCTTTGCGCATACCGTATAGTTTTTTATTCAAGCCTTCCCATGGATAAGGAATACTTTCTTTGTCTTCACGCTGTAACCAATCGTTCTTTTTACTAGATAACTCTAGGATACCTGATGGTGTGTATGTTTTAGATTCCCACCAGGCTTTGGTAAACTCTTCATACTTGCCTTGCTTGAGCATATCGTTAGCATCTTTATAGCCAGTAGGAAAAGACATAATCTTTGTTTTGTTTGGTTTTAATATTCTAGCAACTTCTCTTGCTGCCTTTTGTCCTGCATCATCATTATCAAATGCAAGTACTACATTTTCATAAGCTTCTACAAACTCTATGCTTTCTCTAATATCTTTTACAGCAGAGGCGCACCCACGCTTGAGAGATACTACTGCCCATTTACCACCAAACATTTCATAGACGGCCATAGCATCACACTCTCCTTCTGTGATTGTAAGATACTTACCACCTGTGTTTCGATATAACTGTTCTCCAAATAAACCTGTGCCTTCAAAGTTACCGCCTGAGTAAAACCTTTTAGTATCAATCTCTCTAGTTTTAGTAGCGACTACTTCGTTATTGTTGTAGTAAGGATAGACATGTTTATTGTTGCTAGATAAAACTCCAAAAGCTTTAGCAGTTTTAAGACTGATCTTCCTATCGTCTAGCGCGTTGTATGAGCCTTTATAGGAATGAAGAAAAGTATTTTTATCTGTAGGTAAGGTGCTTACTGGAGGTGTGTAGGTGTTGTTTGTTTCTTTGCCTGATGTTCTTTTGTTACAACCAAAACAGTATGTGTGTCCGTCATCATATAGTGTGTTGTTGTCTTTACTGCCACAGGCTTCGCATGGAATATGTTTTACAAATTTGCTTTCTGGTCTTGTCATTATTGTTCCCCAATATTTAAAAGAAAGTCTAGATACCCCACAAAACAAGAGTCTAAGGAGTATTGAATGGGGTATCTAGGATAACGATGATATTATTTGTTTGATTTCACTTCTTCTTCGTTAGCTTCCTCCTTTGTAGTTGGAGCATTGCTATTTACTATATCAACAATCTTGCTAGTAAAATAGTTTAGCCCTGCTTGTACCTCTTCGAGATCAAGCGTTAGGTTTACTTTCTTTTGATTTAGTCTTTGAACTCTGCCAAAAACTCCTTGTGCTTCTTCGGGTAGATCCTCTACGAATATCTGCACATCATCAATAGTGATAAAAGGTTTATCTTCTTGTGACATTAGAAGTCTCCTTCGTCATACATTCCTGCGCCATCAGGCTCTACATACTCTACTAATTCAACAAGCTGTATAGCTTTTAAATCTCTGCCTTTACCTGACTTGCCATTGTATTCCCACGAATATTCTCCGTATTGGATTTTGACTGTTGAGCCATTACCAATCTTCGGAAGTGTATCTACTCGTTGTCTGTCTTCGTTGATAAGAACTGGTCTAGGATTTTGTCCGCCACCTTTCTTATTAACATTGCGTTTAAAGTTTACGAATCTACCGTAATCTTTTTCTTTAACAGGATGTCCTCTGTTTTCAAAATCAGCTAGAGTTTCATCATCTAATACAAGATTAACTTCCCATTTGTGATCAAAGGTAGTATTTGGAGTTGTTACACTAGCGTAATAGGCGCGACCTGTAACTTCGCCAACACCACTTGCAGGATTAAAATTATTTTCTGCCATTTTTTTTACCTCGTTTATGTTACATTTAAATTGAAAGACATTTCACAATTAGATTGTAAGCTATCTTTAGATACAAATTTTAACTGAGAAACATAAGATTGTACAGCTTTTTCTAATCTATTTGGTGCATTATTTGAATTAACATTTGATATAACTGCAGTACCATTATCAACATCAAAAGAAACAACAAGCGTGTAATCTCCTCTGCGTCTTTCCCTGTCTACAGCTTTCTGTATAAGAGAAGTTTTATTCTGTGTCCCTGACATTAATTCATAGGCACATTGTTCTTCTTCTCTATATGATTCGATAGCCATTGAGCCTCTTAAAGTATCCAGAGCCTGTGGAGTTTCAATCGGCTCTTCAATTATATCCTGTGTTTGTTGAAGAAGTTCTACTTCCTGTAAAAGAAAGTTTAATTTTTCTTCTAGGATTTGATTGTTAGAATTGTTTTTATTTACCATGTCGTTCAACCCTTCCATATCTTCGTTCAACTTTGAGATAAACTCTTCGATACTTTTCCGGGACATCTTAACTTCATATTCAAAAAAGCGTTTGTTGTCCTCAATAGTTATGTAAGCGTTCCGTAGTTCATTACTTGAGATTGCTTGTGCTGTCCTGGCTCTGACTTCCTGAATAGATTTTTCTATATCAGAGATCATAGAGTTAGCATAGCGGATAGACAACTCGTTATCTTCAAGTCTATTTATAACGTGATTGCTAAAAAGATTTGCTCCAAATCCTACAATAATAAGTGTTACTACAACTGTTAAAAAATTATTTCTCATTGTGTTTCTCCATAAAATTAATAACATCTTCTATACATTCAAACTCTTTATTGTTTTCTAAAAAATCTAATGATGTATCTGCAAAATTAATCAATTTTACTAATTGGTTTTTAATTTTTTTAATATCGTAGATTGTAGTTTTGTTTTTACTCATAATACCTCCTTCGTTAAATGTTCCAGTTTAACTTCCCTTTATTCTTTGCTCTCCAATCTTCGTAATACTGAGACAATTCAGCAAACGAATTAATATGAGGATACTTTTTCAAGTATTTCATAATCCATTTGGGAGTCATAAAAGACAAATACATAGTTCGATTAGCCATGTAATAATCCTGAGTAGGTGCTAATTGATCTATATTGTCTACAGAGACCTGTGCGGCTTCATCTTCGCTTAACAGAGTCTTTAGCCATTCTACTTGTAGTGGCTTTATTCTTTTTCTTAATGCTTTAACTTTCTTTGCGTTCAATAGTTTCTCCAGATCTATATAGGATTATAAAAGAAGTGAGAGGGGATTGTCAAACTCCCCATATCACAATTCCTAAAATTAATATTATCCAAACACATAATGGAAATGCTTTGATAAAATTTTCTTTGTCTTTATCTCTCATAGATATACACATCATATCTAGCGGCATCTTCAAGTCTACACTCGCGCCAGTTTATAAATCCATTTGGGCTTGTGTACTTATGTAGATTAGGATTCTTTTCTCCAAAGCGTCCATGTAGTTTTACATAAAGTTTTTTGGATAAATATTTATTAACAAACTTAACAGCGTTTCTAACTCCTTCGAGTTTGTATTCACCCATAGTGTCTCCTTTATGTACAGTCATTACATATCTGTCTGTTCTTTTCTTCTTCATTTTATTTTACTCCTTCTAGTAAGTTCATTTAGTATTTTAGTTTTAAGTTTAGGTTTAGTTCTTTCTTGATTATAAAGTTCTATCAGTTCATCTTTAGATACTCCTTTAATATAGTAATGTTTAATCGTAGTTTTTTTAGTTTGTCTATCATAGCTTTTGCTACTAGGTTTTAATTTTGTTGGCATTTGTTTTCCTTATTCTTTTGAGTTCACAAGAGCTACAATAATATATCCAACCATCAAGCGTTCCATGTTTTATTGTTGCTACCTTTGAACAGTTATGACATTTCATTTTTTCAAAGCTCTGGCCATGCTATCCCAACCTTCGATATCTTTTTTCAATTCCTGGAATAGAGGTTCTCTCAAGTCTTTAAGTAACTCCATAGCGTTCTCAAGTTCTGCTATTGGCATTTCGTTTACATCATTCTCAATAGCCCATAGCGTTCCTTTAATTGCTCCGTAGATGTAATCTATTTTTTCTATTTCATTCATCTATATCTCCATATATATCAGTATAAAGTTCTATAATATCTTTATCGTCTATGTCTTTAAAATTACTATAAGAATGAGCATAAACATAATCAAATAGTTCGTCCCATTTATTTTTAAAAACTATTTCTCTAACATATTCCATTTCGTTTTCAACTATGGCTTCTTTCATATCTTCAACTTGCATCAGAAATCTCCTCAAATTCAAATGCGCTTACATCATCATATTTAACATCAGAATCTAAATGAGTTAATAAAATTTCATAAGCGTGTTCTAGTGACTCAGCTTCGATATCATCTTCATAAGTTATTTTAAATGTTTTCATTAGTTACCTCCGTTCAATCAAGCAATACCATATATGCATCAGGTTCGTGTTTAATAAACCAATCCAAACCTTTGCGCATAGTAGCGTAGTCATTAAAAAGTTCAGCACCCATAATGCTATCGTAAACTGCAACAGCATCAGCAGGTATTGTTATTTTTTCGCCAGTAAATCTATTGGCTACTTCAACAGGTTTTGTATCTATCACTCTGCAATCAAAAGGTAATTCTCTTTTAGTCATTTTCTATCCTCCTTATTAATTGAATCAACTTCAAAAGTTATACTAGACATATCGCCTATACTTTCAAACTTTCTTTTCCAAGTAGATTTATCATAGTCTACTATTTTATGTCCATGTTCTGGATGAGTTTTTACTTTTCCGTTCTTATGTTTTTCATAAACCCAGATACGCTCATTAGTTTCCAACCATAATGTTTGTCCATAGTCATTAAATATTTCAACATCTATATCATATTTATTTTTTATATATTCTTTTAGTGCATCTTCGATTTCGTAGCTTTCTAGTTTAATCTCCATTGTCTGTATACTCCGTTAGTTCTTTAGCTAATCCGTTTAATCTACTTGAAATCCAATACAGTTCTTTATCGCCTTTGAAAACTTTCTTTTCTAATTGTGTCTCTTTATTTTTTTTAGCAAGTATTTTAAATGCTCTAACAAAATGAACAATATCCATATCAAGAATATTTATATTGCCCTCACTTGATGATTCATATTCAAAAGATTCCTGTATATCAAAAGGTGCTTTTCTTTCTTCACACATCTGATTAATCTCTAGTAGTTTTTTAAGTTTCATTTGTACTCCTTAGTGTTGTTAAAAATTCTGGGTAGTTTTGATGAGCAGACTACCAACTGCTGTTATGTTTACCTCAACAATGTCAACGAACAGGAAGTGCATTGTATTCTTCCCTATCCTTTTGGTAAACTCTCCTCTCATTTTGTCTTATGCCTTTTAAAATATGAGCGACCACATCTACTGTCCACCCATTGCCTAACATTTTATATCTCTGAGTATTCGATACTCCTTCTGTGTATCCGTCTGGTACTGTTTGTAATCTCTCACACTCAAGAGGCGTTAGTTTTCTCCACATTAATTTATCTTGATTAATCCACATATTACCATTAGAAGAATTTGTTCTTAATGTTGTTGATTTATTTCCTTTAATAGATTTTTTATTATAAGGATCGCAGAAATCAGCATTAGAATCAGGAACATATTTTGCAACAGAGTAATCTGAAACTTTATATTGCTCAAATTCTTTTTTAGTTACTGCAACTTTAGGCTCTCTATGACCACCACCCATTGTTGTAAGTGTTGGTGCTTTGCCTTTCCTACTGTAAACTCTTTTGATTATGTCGTGTCCTTTTAAGTCTGCCTCGCCTACTTGGATACAACCACTAACAACTACATTATCTTTTTGAACAGTAGTAAGTGAGTTTGTTTTATCATCAGATCTAAGTTCTAATTGTTGTTTAATCTTTCCGTCCTTGTCATAACGACCACGAATAGCACCGCCTTTTTTTACAAGGTAATTATTGTATTGCCAAGATGAAGGAGTTAATGAAGGAGTCTTTCCTTTTTTTACAGATGAAGAAGTAAGTCCGCCTTTATTATATCCTCTTGGTAATTGATAAATAGCTACATCATTATTGAATACTAATTGCCTTCTGTGTTTCTCAAAGTAGCTTTTAAGATTGCCACCCTTAAAGTAATTAGCATCAAGGCAATGTGATTTCTCTCTGTCTGTTACTCCGTCCTCTAAAATATCAGCAAGTATAATTCCTTTATCTTTTGGCATATCAAAGGGAATGTTAGTCCAATATAATCTGTGACGATTTTGTGCGCTGACTAAGTTCGAATTAATTGCTATTGGTTCAACCCCAAGATACTCGCTAATAACATCTTGGCTTTCCTTTTTCATTCGGACATTCTCAAGTAAGAAATATTTGGGCTTGAGAATCTTTAAGACTCTGACGAAATCAAAGAACAGTTTAGATCGGGGGTCTTCAAAGTTTAGATTTTTACCGGCAAAAGAAAATCCCTGACAAGGTGAGCCACCCATAACTAAATCAATGCCTATTTCTTTTCTGATAACTTCTAATCTCCAATCTTCAAGTTTAGTTATATCTCCCATTTGTATGGTGAATGGGAAGTTCTTTTTAGTTACTTTGATAGCCCATTTATCAATCTCACTAGCGTGATAAATTCCTATTGGTACTCCTGCTTTTTTTAATGCCAACTGACCGCAAGACATACCATCAAATAATGAGAATACATTTATAGGTTTCATTTATCTTCTCTCCAACATTGAGAAGGGTACTCTGTAGCTACCTTCGTTTTCAATATCAACAACTGCTTTCTTGATTGCAACTTTAGTAACAACTCCTTTTGAGCGTTTAGTTTTTTGAACAACCCATACTTCATCACCCACATTAATTTTTGACTTAGCGTTCAATGTCATTGTGTCGTGAATCAAATCAATCAATCCGTTGTAATCGTCAATAGAAAAGTTAGAGTTATAAATTTCTGTTCTGAGTTCGTGTATTTGCATTTTAATATCTCCTTAGTTTTATTAGTCAATTTTAATTTAAATTGTGACTGAGTGCAAATTTATTTTATGCGTTCAATCATTCGTTCAATCTCGTTCAATCCTGTTCTTCATAGTCCTTCCAATCGTAGCCACGATTTGCATAGTGATAAAAATTAGTTCGAAGGTGGCCGTCTTTATCTATAAATTGTGCTGTAAACTGGACACTCAATAGACTCTTAACCTCTGCAACATACCAAGATTTTTGTTGAGCATAAGTAACTAACACTTTGTTAGTCTTGGGTTTTCTTGATTGTTTCATTGTGTTAAACCTCTCTCTTTTAATACTGTTCTTATTCTCTGACCATGCGAAGGATAAACAACAACTTTGATTTTCTTATCCCAACAATGTCTGCAAGATTTACATTGTCCTTCTTGGTCTTGAGCGTTGCATTTCATAAATGATTTAGGCAAAGATTTGATATGGAAGTTTGGCGCAATGGTGCTAGTGTTTTTTCCTGTGACTGTGTGACCAACTACAGAGTCAGAAGAAAATCTAACAACGACATTCGGCAATGCGTTCAATCGTTCAATCACATTATTGAACTTTGGAAATTTATATTGTCTCGTAGGAATCCAATGTTTGCAATGTGGTGTTGATTTGCATATCTCATAAATTTTCTCAGCCAGTTTTAAATGGTACATATCACCGGAATCAAACCAACGGAAATATCTGCAGTTTAAATCTATGTATTCAATCATTTCATTAGCAAAGTTTTTTCTCTTCCAGTCTTCCTGATTATGTTGCCTAACCTTTTTAACATTTGAGAATCTGTAGTTCCCTTCTCTGGCATAGCAACCCTTACACGCATCTACATAATCTCCTTTAATATCGAATGACGCAGGACAACTTCCGCCTTCGCTTGGGTGCCCTGCTTGAGTAGACCAAGAAAAAACTGATCCCATTTTTTTAGTGTTAGATATTTTTATCATTCGTATTGCTCCCATATTTGGTAATAGATTTCTTCAACGAACTTATCAAATTTTGGTGCGTTTCTTTCTTCTAAATCTGGGTGCAGCTTGGTCGCTATGTTATACGCTTTTTCATAAGTAACTTCTTTGTTCATTTCATTAATATCATCTGGTGAGTACATTCGTTCAATCCTCCGTTCAATAATAGTCTATGTCTTGTTCTACATATTCAACTTGCCATTCGTCAATATCTCCTGCGTTTAGGTCTCTTTCAATTTGATATTGTGCGTCTTGTTCGTTGTCTGCATTTACATACGAAACAACATTAACTTCCACTCTAAACCAGTTTTCCTCTTTTTCCCATTC